TCAATGTAATATAAAAAGCCCTTCTGTGTAACTTAAACAGATAGAATAGGGTTGCTATACATCCTGCTATAATCCCACCTAGCGAAACCTCAAAACTCATCCCTGTCCAGAAAACTAATATCCAACAAGTTAAAAATATACAGCATATATCTTTAAGCCTTTTATTAAAGAACAATGGTAAGCACATACCCAGATAGCCAGATAAGTGAGTAGGATGACCAACCCAGCCAGTAAGTAATATCTTATCTTTCTCTGGATGATAAATTCCAGGTATCTCTTGTAAAAATTGTGCAAATTCATATTTCTGTAAGACACAAAATACTATTAAACCCATCACCGAATAACTCAACCAATGCAATATCCTGCTAACTCCTTCCTTATCTAAATACTGCACACAAACCAGATAGAACATTGCCAAACAAAGGAAGTTAAAGAACGACATAAAGTAGATTATGGCATAGCTGTTATTCTGCAATGCTATGTAATTAAACCCTGCAGTTTGTAACCCTGCCCAGACTAGTAAACAAAAGAATGGAATATTCCTTACCCACACTTGCTTTTTAGCTATTATCAAAGAACAACAGAATAAAATAAATATGCCAACCTGTGCTGCTTGGCCTTGAACGTGCCAAAGATCAGAGTTGTGTAAGATTAGAAATGACCAAGGAAATAAACATAGGAATAATAATATTGCTATCGTCATCTATATAAATATCTTTTCTTGCATACTCTATAACACGCATCACAAATAGGCTTATCCTTTTTATTTAACTTATACAAATTAGTATCTTCCTTACACACATGACATTTAAAATATCTAATCCCAGAGTATTTAAACTTCATACCAACCCTAGGGTTATATGACTCATAAACCGTAGTACAACCTAAAATAAAGACGAGGGAGAGCCCGAAAGCTCCCCCAATAAAATTCTTAACCATCATTCCCTGGATTAACCATAATCACCATGTATTCAGTATCTGTGCCATGACCTTCATCATTAACCACAAGACCCAAATATCCTGAATCACTAGCTGTAGTAAACCCACCTGCTGCTCCTCTCACTGTTGAAGTTGAAACCAACTCATCCACAGTAACCGCATCAGTTGAATCAGCTATCAAAGTCTCAACTGGACCAAAAATAGCTATAGACCCAACATCACTTGCTGGAATTGCCCTACCTACAACTACACCAGCACATCTAACATGATCGGCAGTAACTGTAGAAGTAACATAAGGTAATTGGTCTCTATAAGTACCCGTTGAACTATCCATATCCCAAATAACAACCATACCAGTAACTAACTCAGATGTATAAACATTATAAACATCCATAATCCATACTTCTGGCGTACCAGTCGGATCGCCTGCATCTGGAATACTTGCTGCAAAAACGCTCCCTGCGATAAACAGGAGAGCAATAAACAAACTAAAAATCTTCTTCATTGTTTTTCTCCTGTTTACGAAGTAATCGCTGTTAAAACCCCTTGTGTCCTTCTTGACCCCGTAGTCAAGTTGGCGAAACAGTACATAAGTGCTATCTTACTTAGCTGGTTATGTGACTGTTCAAAATCAGTAGTCATCATGTTGCCACGTGACAAGATCTGTAACCACAAACTATCAGTATCTACAAAATACATATGATAGTCTGGACAGTTGTCATCAAAAAACACTGGCATAGTCGCATATGCTAGGTTAGTAAAAGCTTTATCCCCAGTGCTTAAACTAGTCGAAGCATAACGAATATTAGGTGTCATTGATAAACTATACAAACTCCATATAGGCTTTGTAGTAAAAATAGCCCTAGGCCCTTGTCTACCAAAAGTTGCTGCTAATGTCATTGCATCCATTGCTATAATACCTGCATCAGTAGTATTAAATGCAATAACATCTGTATTAACTTGGTTTCTCCAATACTCATTCCCTGCGGTAGAGGCATTAATACCTCCAACATCAGCTTGAGTATCTGGTGCATCATTAACTAAAAACTGTAACCCACCAAATTCTTTTGGGGCTGCTCCATCTGCAAACGCATTGTCCCCCAACACTTCACTCATAGCTACTTCTGCACTCATCCTAATCTCACTACCTAACTTAATAAGCGCCTCTCTGTTTCCAGCATTAGCTGCCATATCAAATATAGGAAGTACAAGCGAACCAGCAATAGTTTTAATATCATACTCAGCTCTAGTTAGATCATCTTGGTTAGTAGTTGAAATTGCTTCTAACTTAGAATAAGCTCTAAACGTACTGTTCTGCTTGTATAATACAGGATGAGTAAATTTTCTACCGCCACCAACAACCTTAATATTACCCTTAGCTTTTAAGTGGTTATATAAAGCATTGTTAGTAGATACGGCATCAAATATCTTAGCACCATGATTTTGGAGTGTAGTGGTAATTAATCTCGTAAAACTTGCATTACCTGCTGCCATTTTTTACTCCTCTAAAATCCACCATCAGATTTCATAACGGAATCAGCTAACTCTTCTTCAAAAGTCCTTACTGGACCTTTCTGAAGTTGAGGAGCAACAGAATTGCTCTCCATGTTAGCCTGCCGTTTTTGTGTAAACGTTTGTTTTGCCTTCTTCGTGGCTTGGACCTTAGCAGCTTGAACACCCTTTGGTCCCATAACAGACCAGTAAGCGTCATCGGGTTTATACCCCTGATTTATCCGAGTAGCAATATCATGCTCTTCAGGAGAATTAGCTTTAATATCAGGATGACTAGCCCTAAACTGCTGAACTCTGATAGCTGCAATTTCCTGCAACCCTTGATTCAACATAGAATTAGTTTTCCCTGATTGTTCTACATTAACCTTTCTAGCTTCTTCCCTTACTGCATTCCAAAACTCTCGTTCCTCTGGAGTATTCCCCCTCTTCTCATCTGGTTGCTTAGGTTGAGTTTCATCAAGCTTCTTGCGATACCAATCCTCACGAGCCTTAGCCTCGTTCTTCTGGTCTATCACTTCCTTAAACCTCGAATAAGGCACCTGTTCTTCCGTTTGAACTACTGGTTGCTCTTCTTCCTGAACTTCGGGTTCTTGCGGAGTTCCCTGCTCCTGTTCAGTCTGTTGTTCAGAGGCAGCTGTTTCCTCCATTGCGTCAGCTAAGGTAGGGGACTCTTCTACCTGTTTTACGTCCTGATTCTCATTTTCCATAATTCTCCTTTTACGCCATTCTTGGCGATTAAGGTGAAGGTATTACACTTTGTATTTCCGGCTTCGGAGCACCCTCGCTCAAAAGCCCACCTTCACCGTTACGTTCAGTTAAAAGCACCATGAGTAATGAAATCATAGCACTTATGAGAGTATCACTGCTACCAACACTCTCTTCCTCACTATTGTTTAAAACTTCTTTCTCTAATGCTTGTTGTAAACTAATCATTAGTAACCTCTAGTTTGCATCTTCTTGGCTTTCTTAGCTTCAGCCTTTCCTTTTTTAGTATAAGGAAAATGTTTAGTTTTTCCTTTAACTTTTACTTTTGGCATACGACCTCCATAGTTAGCTAAAGTAGTAGTTATCAATCGATCAAAAGAACTATTACCCTCAGCACACATTCAACCCTGCATTACTCTTAACAGTTCTAACACCAGGTCTAGCAGGAGCCCTGCCTTTCTTGTTTATAATGTTAAAATTACTTACAGGCCCATTACCCTTAACCCCTTGTTTCACATTTGGTCGCACCGGACTCTTAGACTTCTTTGCCATACTATCCTCCTTGTCTTGAATTACCAACTAACTCACTAACTGTTTTAGAAGGTAATCCTTTTTTATTTCTATCAGCATTTATTTCACCACATAATCTATCAGTTCTATGTTTATCACCCTCACCTGAACCCTCATGGATTATTTTGTGTTCTTTCATAAAAGCCGCTTTAGTCTTTTTATCTGGGAAGTATCTACGCAGACTCTTATCAAAATATCCACCATCCGGACAATATAAAGGTCCATTCAACCCATGAGAGGTTAACTTAACGTAATCAGAGATTTTAACCCATTCTTTTAATCCACTATCCCAACTATATGTTCCTGTTTTCATGCTAGAGGAATGTTCCCCCCTTTCTCGCCACCAACCTCACTAATTATATCTGCAGGTGTGGGTGGATTCTGTTGTAATTGTTGCGGTGCTACACCCTGCCCTGGAGCTGGCCCACCTGGGCCACCTGGCATTTGGGCCCCTGGAACTCCCATAGGCTGTTGAATCGGTTTAATAATCCTCCCAACATTTTTAAACATATTAGGAAATAGTTGTAAGTATTCTTTAATAATCTCCACTAGTTCTATCTTGTACCCTTGAGCAGCTATAGCCTCAAGTACCCCTTTACCCCCAAGGATATTAACAAAGTTTTCAACCTGTTTACGAAGTATAGGAAGGTCTGGTTTCTCAGTAGCCCCCACCTCTATCTCAAACCGATACTCACCCTTACTTAACTTCTCAGCCATAGGGCTATCTATCTCAGGCATCCAGGCATATTTAACCATACCTGTACGAGTATCTACACTTTCTTCACCCAAAATGAGTGAAATTTCTTCTAAATCTACAAACTGGCGTACAATCTGCCAGAGCTTCCTTGATTGCCTACTAAGAAAGTCTGTAACAGCATCAAACTTATCGGCTAATCTTAAGTTCTGCCCAGCTTGACCTATCTGAGCCTCTGTTGCCGTCTCAGCTTGCGTCAAACCTAACAACTGAGCCTTAGTTAATCCAGTCATTAAGGTAACAATCTCCATAAGCTTATCTATAAACACAATCATGTCAGCTTTTAACTGGGTAAACATAGCTTCCTTGGCTACATCAGCAGGATTCTTATTAGTATAAATTATAGCCCCTATCTTTGGAGCTTTTAAAGTCCGCTTCCCACTCTCAGTCAACGCAGTCTCATCAACAAACAACTTAGGCACATACTTATCCATCTGTTCTAGGATGTTTTCCAACGCCTGAGTAATTCTATCCTGTAATTCCTTAATCTTTTCAATATCACTAACCGGATAAAGACGGTGTGGGTGTTTATTAAAGTAAAGAAGTTCATAAGGAAACCCATCTATATTATAAATAAACTTTTCATGGAGCAACGCTTTCGTTCTTTCTCCGTGTATAGCCATTACCAATCTATTCAACCCCTCATCAGTTTTATAATAAATCTCAACTTTCTTAACAGTCTTAAACGAATCTATCTGCGTCTGAGGAATATCTTTCTCAATAACCCCTTCAACAAAATCACCTTCTAACTCTGCAGTATTCTTATAAGTCTTATTAGCCTTAACATCATTTAATCGTTCATAAATTATCTCATAAACATACTCAGCATTTTCTATCTCAGTAGCTCTAGGATCTATGCCAAACTGAAACGGACTAACATCAATAGTAAATGGACTCTCACTTCTAATATACTCATTCCTATCAGGATTCTGTTTAACTTCCTCTTCCTTTGGTTTCTTTAACCCTAACTTCTCAAGTAAACCCCTACGCTTCCTAATCTCTCTCTCACGCTGTTCCTTCTCAAATGTACTCTCAGTCGGTGTAGTTCCAAACTTAGTTGTATAACCTAACTTAGAAACACCCAACCCAATAACATAAGCATTAAAAACCGTTTTCTTATTGACTCTTTTTAAATTTAATTCCTTATGATAATAGTTAAGAATCCCCCCTGCAAATGGAGCCGAACTCTCATCTTCTGGGCTACGCCTCTTAGGTAATGCCAACACATACGGATTCTTATAATACAACGTAGGAATTACATTCTGTGTAATAACATGAATAACATTAAACAATCCCATAGCCCAGTCTAGTCCAGAGTTTCTAATCAAACGCTCAGGAATACCAAAGTCAAAATAATCAACATTCTCACCTGCCTTGGTCTTATTCCCTCGTTCAAATCTTCCTAGCTGTTCTTCACGAAATCGTTCAGCATTATCAATCTCAACTCGCCACTTTTGGATTTCGTCAGAATTTATAGCTAACATTTATTCCTCCACTAAAATTTTATCTTGACATATACTCTCATCATCTTTAGGTATAAACCCACCTGGGCCTGATGCTAAATCTGCATCTTCTAACTCAACAACTTCGACTACCTTTTTAATTTCCTTCACTGCTTTTTTCGCCATAATTCCTCCTGTATTTTATCTATCCTATGAACCTGTTCTATAGCCTTATCCACTTCAGCTATTAAATTAACAAGCTTACCTCTTATAGACTCAAACAAAATCAAATAGTGTTCTTTAAATTCTGGTTCCATCTACTTATGTTGCTTTCTGGTTAATAAAAACTCTAGTAACATTAGTTAAAGTTAACGCTATTAAACCTATCCAATTAGTCGGACCTATTGGTAGGGTTATATTTCTTACTGTAGCTGCCGCTGGGACATATCTTAATATTTCATCACCTGCTGTATTAGTTAAAACAACAGTTGGTGCATCTGAACTACCAACTATAGTCACACTTTGAACAGTTATTGTCTTAGTTGTAATAGTCCCAGTAGTATCAATTGTTAATGGATTACCTACAATTTTATTTGCCATGTTTCCTCCTAATTAAACGCCAACCTACTATCTATACTCGGCCTAAACCTTCTAGGCAACGAATTTATCCTACCAATCTCTTCATCTAAGGCTTTCTGCTCTAACCAAGCCGGTGTAAGTCTAGGTGGCCCTTCACTCTTAACAACCCCACCTTTACGGATTAGAGGCAAATGATACGCTAGACTATCAAGTATGTCATCATGTTTACTATGCGGAAACTGTATCATCTGATAAGCCAAATCATTAAACCCTCTAGCCAACCCCTCAACTTTATCCCCAGGAAACTTAATAGCCCCCCTCTCATGATACGGTTGCAAGCCCATGATACGGTTATTTTTTCCTTCACCCTTACGGCTAGTCGCCTTAAATTCTTCTACCCCAAACAGATTGAACAGATCAGGATTCTCCTTACGTTCCTCATTGATCCTCATCTGCAAAGACTGATGAAGTGTTCCACGAAAAAAGTTAGTCTCAATCCCAAACCGCTTAAACTTATATTTATAATTTAAATTAATGATACGGTTAATAATCTCATTGGGCTGTAAATGCTCATTGACAATATCTAATATGTGCATATCCATATTGTTATCAGTTCCTACAACTGTTATAGCGGTATAATCCTGTCCCTCACCTGCCGGATCACAAGCACAAGTTATATAAAGGTCATCTGGTTTAACTGCCCCATAGAAACTAAAATCTCTAGCCTTAAACACAGCAGTCTCAGGATCAACTGGCTGGTTCTCATATAAACAACTAAATATATAACTACCCTGAAGGTTACGTTGCTGTTCTAAAAACTCCCAACTCAAACTACTCTCACCTAAGTTATCAAAAAGTAACTTCCCATCATTGTATCCAGAATTACGATGAAACACATCGAATATCTTCCCTTGCCTATTCTCCTCTATAAGTCGTCCATAGAGGTCTCCGAAGTGCCAACGAGTTCCCACCATGATAACCTCTCCTGTCGGCTTAAGTAACGAGAGAGCTTTCTTATAACACTCTGCCGTCTTATCCATTTGTTCTTTAGTGGTGACATTTTTGTCGCTAACGATATCGTCAAAGATAATAATGTCATAATGCCTACCAGTAAGTGAAGTCTCAATCCCTGCAGTTTCAATCGAGGGCTCTGCTTGAGCATCAGAGCGCATTTTGATAATAATCTCACTTTCATTCCATTTACCTACCTCATCCTTTGGGTTAGTTTCCCACTCGCCAAACCAATAACGAAACTTAGAACCTTTAGCCTTTCCTAAGATATGATTTTTAATCGAAGTTAGAAACCCTTGAGCCTTACTTGTCGCATCACTATAAATCAAAATCCTCAGATTAGGGTTGCGTATATGGCGAAACATCGAGTAACCCACCGTACAGATACAGCTCTTAAAGGTATATCGAGGCATCATGACGAGCTTGGACTTCCAGGGATTAACTAAAAAGGAGCACAATTTCTTATGCTCCTCATTCATATCGGTATAACCTAGAATCTCGTAACAAAACTCATAGAACTTATCCTCATACCTATGAGCTGCAGTCCGCATCCTGCGAAACTTCTCTAATTGTTTTGGGGCTAGTTGACTAATGTGATCTTTCCTTTGTTTTCAG